GTTTTTATAGTTCCTAAAGATCCTATAATATGTAGTAGAAATTGGTGTACTTGTGAAGCTGATATTCCGTTAACTAAAATTAAACTATAATCTTTTCTTTATTTTCATGTGTCTCAGGCATACATCCGCAAGATTTAAAGGGACAAATAATTTGTTTTAATTCTGGATTAAATTTTTCTTTAAAATTTTCATCTAAAATACTGTAATAATAATCAAGACCATATAATTTAGCATTACATGACCCCGTCAATTGTCCTTCCCAATTGACATAAATCCTATCTAAACCTATAGAACATTTCCAACCTTCAAAATTGTTCCATCCATTATTAATATATGTCCCCGGACGTGAATATGTTTTTTTACCGTTATCATGTATCGCAGTACTTTCCCATAATTTTAAATCTTTAATAAGATTTCGATTTTTCCAAAACCAAGAAAAATTTGGAATTCTTTTTAAATCTTTTTCTAAAAAAGACATCTGTTCTTTAGTATATGATACATTAATTTTATCATCTTGTTCAATTACCTTAGCTACCATAATAAACCATGGATATTTACTATTAGATTTCATATAGTTAATATCTTCTATTCCTTTATTCCAATATAACGGATCCATTAATACTTTAACTGTTGTTTTAACATTTTTCTCATATAAAATATCAGCAACTTCTGTTATGTGTTTTACATTACTTTGAGATATATGATGAGTTAAATGTATATTATCAATTTTGTCTCCGTGTTTTTCCCACCAACGTAATGTTCGAGATCCGTTTGAAACTATTGTAAAATATACATCGTGATATCGTTTAATTTCTTCAATAACATATCCTAATTCTTTTATTAATGTAGGTTCGCCGCCCGCCATAAAAAAAGAAAATCGATCTTTTCCTAATTTAGATTTATAATAATCCATAAGATATCGAATGTTATCTATAACATTATCAGAATTTTTAGGATATTTAAATGTTCCTGCATTGCTTCCAGGAAAGCAATATCGACAATTAAAATTACAATAGTTTGATGGATCCCATTGTACTTCTAGTAAATTTGACGGTCTACGAGATATTATCTTGATAGGTTTCATAACAAATGTTTCAATTCAGGAAATATACTTGAAGCATCAAGCTTTCTAATATTATCTAATTTATTAACATATTCTTTAAATCCAGGTAATAAATGACTATTGTCATTATAATCCATGTGCTTTAAAACTGCTTCCCATCGTTTCCATCCATATGGATTTATCTTCCAAAATTCGTCATCTTGTCTATAGTTATTCCAAAGCCAATCTTTAAATTCTTTAAATATCTCATGTACTTCTAATTTGTCTTCTTTAGGCAATATCTGTATACTTAAAAATGTCGGAATATAAAGGAGATGCATATTAACTAAGCCGCCGCCCATTTGAACTCCTCCAGGAACGTTACCTAAATTTAATTTTTTAAAATTTGAACTAATCTTCCATTTCATAAAATCAGGTAAATGTTTGATATTAAAAATCTGTATTGCGGTAGCAATGCTAGTTTGTATGTTATCAGGAGTTTCGTCTAGCATCCTTAAGTTTTTTTCAACAATATCCCATTTCGTAGGATATCTTATATATTCGTCTCTTTCAAAGCAAGCATCCATACTAACAGCAAATTTTACTTTTTTAAATTTACTCCATAACCCTATAAGATCATTATCTACTAGAATACCATTTGAATTATATCTTAGTAATATTCGATCTTGATATCCTTGGCGGATTATCTCTTCGATAAATTTCTTATGTTCATTAATCATGAGTGGCTCACCGCCCGCAAAGTAAACTTGTTTTAAGTTTGGAATTTGGTGATAAATTTCTTTCCAAAATGTATCTTTTTCATGCCATTTATTATTGAAACTTTTTCTATCCCATGCTATCTGATCAATCACATCCTTGTTTGTTAATAAGGGTATTAATTTTTTTTGATCTTTAACCCACTGACTCGAATCGTGAGGAGAACACATGACACATTTAATATTACAGGTGTGACCTAATCTCAAATCTAAATAAATTAATTTTTCCGGAACAATGCCATCTTCGGTAGTTTGTCTTATAAGTTCAGGAATATCAATACCATCTTTATGCCATGTCATAGTTTCCCATATGCGTTTACTAACTACACCTATTTTTTCTTCTTCAAAACATTTTGTACAACTTGTAGGTATTTGATCATTGATCATAGTAGTTCTTACAGATTTCATATAAGAATTATTCCAAGCCTGCATAGGAGTATCTCTACCAAAATTAGCAGGGCGGCCATCTTCCATTTTAACTAATCCAATTTCATGATTTGAACCGGCGCCGCTGGCGTTAGCACTACAACAGAGTCTCATATCACCATTTGGTCTCGTAGCAAAATGTATCCATGGTAAAACACAATAAGTTGAAGTATTTGATATACTCTCTATTTCTCTTTGATATTTTCCAAGTTCAGTATCTTCATTGTTGTAAAAGTTTTTTCTCATATGTTATCTAGTCCCGATTATCATAAAACGATTATATTTAGGCAGGGGCAAGATCGATGAAGAAAGTACTTTTATATTACTCTTTTCAATAAAATCTTCTATATTATTTGAACATCTTATGTGTTCGTTTAAATCAAAATAATCATTACTTTGTAAAATAATAATAGACCCTAAAGGAATATTTGATAACCATTTATCATATATCTCTTGTGTTAAATGTTCGCAACTAGTATTAATTACTATATCAGGAAAAAAAGTATAATGATAACTTTCCATATCACATGTAACTGATTGGAAGCGACCTTCTATTTCCTCTATTTTATTTATAGTATTTGAAATTTCCTCACATGTAGGATCAATATCGATTGAAACTATCTGTTTTATAGGTATATTAGACTGAAATAATAAACTAGCTAATACTCCATTCCACCCGCCGTGTATTACTATATTTTGATCATTCGTTGAAATGTATGTTGTTAAATTATCTATTAACCAAAGTTTACTTTTAATCTGTCCTTTCCAAAAACTTTCTAAAGTTCGATATCGATCTTCACTATTGCGAATAGCATCCATCCAGAAAAGTACATGATCGATATCTAATCTCATAACGAAAGCCTATCGGCAAGAATTTCAGCAGTCTTTTTTGTAGTATCTATCCCTATGTGCATGAGATCTCTAGCGTTATCTATAGAAGGTAGATAATCAATTTTTAATAAATTTGCCGTTTGTTCCATAAACGACATTTCGCAGTATCTTGTATTGGCCCATAAACTTTGGCTAGATTTTTGGATTAAAAGAGCATGTATCTTAGAATTATGATCATTCTTATTCCATAGATCCATAAAATTATTTAACTTTAAATTCCAAGATCCATAAAATTCCACACTATGTCTATTATAAAATACACATCTATTATATTCTGTCCATAAGTTAATCACTGCTTTAGGAAGAGGATATCCATCTCTTAGCATTATAGCATTGTGAAAAGCAAACATCATTGAGGATCCACCTATCCCCATGTTTATAACTGGATAATTAATTAATTTTGATAATTGGTTAGAAATAGTATGTTCGTCATCAACTCCTACTCCAAATACTTGAGAACATCCAAAAATTATAACAGAGTTTTCCCAATCAATATTTTTAAATTCTTGGGTTCGATATCCGTTAGAATTTGTAGTGTATCTAACAGTATTATTCCTGTAATACCAATCTGTAGGTTGTTTTTTTAAATTAGATTCATAAAGTTTCCTAGTATCAGTTCCAGACCACAATGTATCTACATCAGTATCAATTACTAGAAATTTATTTTTCCTAACACGAGATTCTGTAGTAGAAAAACTTATTTTATTAAATAACGTCATAACACCTCATTCGCCAAATTGACTTTTAAATTTATCAAATTTCCCGCACTGTTTTGAACATTCTAGTAGAGGTTTATCTGACCAAGTCGATTCAATCTTTTCAAAATATTTTGAATCAAATATCTCTTGTAACGAGTGTTTATTGAGGTTAGGAAATTCTCCTATAATTTCCATATAATCAATACGCTTACGCCAACTTGTCGGGTTCCACTTAAGATCTAACCAACAGCAAGGACTAACTGTACCATCAGAACCAATATATAGACTATTTGATGTTTTAACTATACAATTTATAGTATTAGGTTTTACATCTATCATAGAGTTGCTTACTTTAGAAATCATATCTAAACTTTTCTCTGTTGGATATAGATCATACAGAACCTCCCCTGTTTCATCTAACACAGGAAATTTATTATCAAAAAATCGACTAGTGTGCTTAATTAAAAATTTATTAAATCCTATTTCATTAGCCAATTGACGACATTCTTCAATTTGATTTTCATTATGTTTAAATACTAACATATGCCACTCAGCTTTTCCACCTGCTGAAATAAAAATTTTAGAATTTTCTATTATTTTATCCCAATCAGTTCCTATTCGATAGAGCTGATGAGTATCACGTAATCCGTCTATACCGAAAGTCACATCAACGTTAGTATGTGCTAATTCTCTCCACCAATTGTTAGATCGAGCGCTTCCATTAGTATTCATTGATAATGATATATCTGGATTAATTTCTTTAAGATATTTAAATATCTCTAATGTATCCTGCGCAATTATAGGATCCCCAAGATTTCCGCACATGAACAAACGATTTAATTGTTTAATGAAAGATATTGGAAACCATAATTTAAAAGTTTCTAAATTGATTTCGTTAAGAGAAATAAAAGGATTTAAAATACCCCCGTGTGAGCGACGAGCACACATGGGGCACTTTGCCTGACATTTGCTAGTAATTTCTAAATGTATCTCTTTAATTTGATCTAACTTATACAATAGATTTACTCTTAGGTATTTTACTATCAGCACTACTTATACAAGTATCAGTTATACATATCTTAGGATTATTGAATAATTTAAAACCATTAGTTATAGTTCCTAATATTTTATCTTTACAACTATATGATCTTTTAATTTCATTTCCTCTAATAATAACACTTTGATACCCACTATTACAATTCCATCCATTAAATTTATTAAATCCAAAAGCATTAAATCTCTCAGCTTGATCAAAATCATATTTACTTCCATTAGAATCAGTTAATTCTATCTGATATATAGAAACATTTTTATCATGCTGTGGAAATCCAGTTTGCATGATATCTATCATTTCAGATGTATATCCATTAACTATTTCAGTAGCAGTATTATTGCTTTGAGTTTTTAATGTTACAGGAATTCCAAGTTTATAAAATCGGTCACAACGATCATAATATTCATAAAATCTATCAGGAACCATTACTTGATTAACAGTTACATATACATTATTTTCTAGAAGGAATAAAAGCTTTTCACTAAATTCATTTTCGTTAGCAAACTCAGAATGAAAACTTGCCGTAACACTTGCTCTATCCAATAGAGACAATTTATTAACCAATCTTTTCCACCATTTTAATCCCGGACTACAATTACTAGTCATATGAAAACTTTGATAGTTTGGGTCAATATCATTAGCATAGTAGTCTATTAGATTTAGGAAATCTCTATAAGCGGTTGGTTCTCCGCCGCTAAAACTAAAATGAAAATCTGTAAATCCGTGTTGTCTCGACTGTCGTTTAATTTCATCAATAGTAGTTTTATAGAGATCTAAATCGTAATGATCAACTTTATCACTACGAGCATAGGGCCAACAATATGAGCAATTATAATTACAGAATCTTCCTAGTATCCAGCTAACTGAAAATAATGGATTAGTTAGCATAGTCTTTTGACCAAAACTTGTTATGTCATCCCAAGGAATATTTTGAAAATTGTTCATATTATTTTAATAAATTTTTCCAATTATATATTGTTCTATCAATTCCTTCTTCATAAGATATTTTAGGTTCCCAACCTATTTTTTCTTTTATTTTTTTATTGCTACTATTAAGATAGTATACTTCTCCTGGTCTAGGATCCTTTGTATTCCAATTTATTTTACCGTTCCAATTTAACTGGTAAGCAATATAATTAGCACATTCTTTTATTTGTCTAGGATCATCAGGACCAACTGTAAATATTTCATTGGAAATCTTGTGTCTATTTTCTATAAGTGATACCCATGCATCTAATAAATCATCTATGTATATGAAATTTCTATAAGGAGTATCATATCCTAAATTACATTCATTACCTTTTAACATTTGTGTAATAATTTGTTCTGTAATAAAAAAATCATTATCTTTTCGACCATAAGAGTTAGTTTGTCTTAATGCTGCATATTTCAAACCATATGATCTAGAAACATATTCTAAATATTTTTCCGAAGCATACTTTGCTACAGCATACGGAGCATTTGGATTGGGGATAGTTAATTCATCAAATGCTATCTTTGTTTTATATGTTCCGGTTATTTTAACTTCATCTGATATAGGTTGCCACCCATATACTTCCATCGTACTAGCTAACAAGAAAAACGGAATTTTGCTAAGTTTACAACATGATTCGATAAGATTAACTGTTCCGACATAATTTATTTCACTAAATGACACTTGTTCATAAAAACTCTTCTGTACTTCTGTCCTAGCTGCCAAATGGATAATTATATCAGGATTAATGTATGCTACTTCTTCCTCTACTTTCTTATGATCAGTTAGATCATTTTTTAAATCATATATAGTTCCCATAGATAACAATCTAGGTCTAATATGCTGACCTATAAATCCGCTCGATCCAGTTAAAAGTATTTTTGTCATTTATATAATGTCACTTTCATTAAATTTATTTTCTAACCATTTCCAATCATTAATTTTAGATAACATAGATTTGTCATTTGAATACTTTAATCCAAATTCTTTTCCGGAATTGGCGCCGGCAATGGCATATTTACCGTATAACTGTTCACTACCGATAGTACACCATTTCTCTAATCTATAAGATGTTTCACTATTAACTTGTCCATAAATTATTTTACTAGATAATTTAACACATTCACGAAAAGCACTTTTCCATGTACTGAATTCGTCAGTATTAAATGCTGTAATATTACTAACAACATTTATTGATTTAAAATTCGGACTTATACTAGTTGTCATGTCTATTGTATCAGTATTCATTGATTCAGTTAATTTTTTTGGTAAAAGTTTCACACCACCATATCCATAGATTAATCCATTGATAGGATTTTGACTTTTCCAAGTATGTACACAATCTAGTGCCCATTCATTAACTTCATAATCAAAGTTAAAATCATTTAAAATTTGAGCATCACCGTCAACTACCCAGAACATATTTGTTACAGATTTCTTTGCAGCAGCTATATGAGCTTGGTGTATGCCAGACACATCTTTAATACGTTTAGCAAGATTAAATCTAGATTTTAATAGATTCCAGTTACTTTCTGCATTAATTTCTTGATAACTGATAAAGATTATATCATACATATTTCATATTATACTATAAAATTTCAGTTTATCAAAGATTTATTTTAAAATTTAAAACTCCAAATTGAACTCCATTGATATAATGTAACTGGTTGCTCTAATAATTTTTCCAATCTAGATACATTTTCATTTACATCCGGAAATGAAACAAATCCATCTCTTTCTATTGTATAATAGTCATGACCGCATAATATGCCACCCTGTTTGAGCCGGATCATCCAATATTCAATCGTATCCCAATCTGAAGGATTTTTATGGAGAGTGTCAATAAAAATCATATCAGCACGTTGATTGCCCCATTCGGCACCAAATGGTGGATTATCTATTTTCTTAGGTATAATATTAGTATATGTATGTGTGAATGATTTAAATGTTTCTATATCATTTATTCTAAAAATTCCATCGGAAGAATCTAAGTTATGTCCACTCCATAAATCAAAACAATGTATAGTAGCCGTAGGTGCTGATTTTGCTAGTCGAATTGCTGACTTACCATGTAGTGATCCAATCTCAACTATAGTAGCGTTATTAGGCAAAGATGAAGCAATTTGATCTAATGCTCTCATATCATGAGAACTTAACCATCCCGGAACATCATCATCATCATTTGTATCAGTCATTGTTATTTCTCTTTTCTAGTATTTCCATAATGTATTACTTTAATTTTATCATTATCAGTAGTATACATTCGCCACGGATCAATAACAATACTTCCATCTTTAATTTCACAATATAAAGATTGAATCTTATCGGATAAGTTATATGTAATTTGTTGGTTGTGTGCTAGTAATATAACACCATAAGCATTAGGTACAATATCATTTGTTAATGGATCAATGTATATCGGATTATATCCCAATTCTTTGCAATAATATCCAATTAATAAACTATAACTTCCATCAATGTATTCAACATTTGGTTTATAGGTTTTTCCATGTATAAAAATATCCATATTATTTTCTTTAGCATGTTTTACTAATGTTATAGCTAAGTTTTTTGCCTGCATCTCTCTAGCAGACATAATAGTATCAAATATATCATATCCTAAATCTAATCTTTCTGCTAGATATCGTAATGCTATATTATCTCTAGGATGACAAGGTCCAGCATCCCCCATTCCTGCTGTCATATATTTTGAACTTATAATTCGTAAATTACTGTTTGCTAAAGCAGAAGTGACTACATCAACATTTATGTTACCATTTTTTTCAGCAACATCTTGTATCATATTTACTAAACCAATTTTAGCCGATATAAATGTATTGTAAAATATCTTAATACTCTCAGCTTCGTCCCAGGTGCCGATTATGTATCTAGGATCGTTTTCCATAATTGTTTTATAAAAATTTATCAATATTTGAGCATCTGTAGTTTCATCACCATCTTCAGTGCCAATAATAACCATTTCAGGATTAACCATATCCCATTCTACTGAACCCATAGCAATAAGATATGGATTATAAATGAATCTAGCATTTGATATAAGTGGAATTAACTCATTTCGAACAGTTCCTGGTAATACAGTTGATATTAGTATCACCAATTTATCCTTAGATACATATTGATTTATTTCAGTCAATACTGTCTTAACTGTAGAATAGTCAAAATCTTTATTTGGAAGATGTGTAATAGGAACACTACCGTCATATATTTTATCATGCGGAGTTTCTACAGCAATAAATATCAGGTCACTTTTTTCAATCAATGTATCAATTGGTACTATTGATATACTTTTAGACTCTTTAGGAACTATATCATGCCCATAAACTGTATGTGTTTTAGAAATAACATTAGCACAAGCAAGACCAAGTTTTCCCAATCCAATAAATCCAATATTCATTTTACTACCTTTTTTAATCAATTTATTTATGGTGTTATATGATTGTCTTACAAAATTTCTTACAGAAAAATCGTTATGTCCGTGTATTAGAATCTTCTTGGATAAAACAATGTATGAGAGAATTAATCTCAAATGATTTAATGAAAAATATAAAAGAAATCAAAGCCATGACTCTTACTAGAGATTATCCTCCTGGAAATGACAATTTTAGGAAAGATCTAGATATTTTTAAATTTATTAAACCAGAAAAATTAGATTCTTTAAGAAATGATAAAAATTGTATTTTAATATTTGATAATGCTAACGAGGGTGAATCATTTAAAATTATTGATTTTTTTGGAATGTTATATAACAATTGTGAAATTTATAATATTTCTCCAAATAAAATATTCTTTGTATCATCAAATTTAAAAGATGAAGAAAACATAAAAAAATATAACTCAGAAAATATGATTGAAAATTCTATTAATGTATGGAGTTATTGTTCATTTGAAATAATATCTAAAATTTTTATGCAATGTCAAAATTCTAAAATATTAGAAAGATCAATTAAAGATCACAAACTAGCATTTAAAAATACATTTAACGGAAAATTATTTTCAAGTTTAAGTCGCGTTACTCGTCCATATCGATCTGCT